ACGGCATTGCGCTTCGTCTATCGCTTCGATGGTGCTCCGTTATGGAAGTCTGCTCTGACACCCGCTAAGGGTTCGAATACAATCAGCCCGTATGTAACATTAGCTGCTCGTGCATAGGAGGAGAGATGATTAAGATTCCCGGTGATTTGAATATTGTAACGGGGTTAGCCCCAACTGCTGGAGGTTCGGCTGCAACTGGCGATTACATCTCTCTCAAGTATGCCCACAGAGTTTGGATTGTCTTTTCTGTGAAGCAGGGCGAGGCGACTAAGCCAGTGCTTTCAGTGTTGAAGGCAACTGCTGTAGCTGGAACGGGCGCAACAGCTATGACTGAAGCAGCCCGCATTTTCTCGACACTTGACTGTGCCACCTCTGATGTTTTGGTGGAGCGTACTCCAGCAGCGTCTTATACGCTGGATGATGCTTTGAAAGACAAACTGGTTGTGTTCGAAATCGACCCGGCTGGCATCGGAGCGTATGACTGTATCGCTGCAAAGGTGGCTGCCTCAAATGCTGCGAATATCACTTCTGTGCTCTATGTGGTTGAAAGTCGGTATGGAACTAAAGTCCAGCCGTCTATGATTGTTGACTAACTGATTTGAGTGGTGGGGCGGTAAAACGCCCCACCGAGACGTGAGAGCGTATTATGGCAGATTACTGCACAATCGCAGAAGTCAAGAATATGATGCCCGATGTAGAATGGGCTGCCGACTATGATGCTACGATATTTAGCCTCATCTCTCGGGCATCCAGAGCTATTGACCGCTGGACTGGGCGTGAGCCTGATGCTTATTGTGCTCCGGAGACCACTCGGCTATTTGATGGGGCTGGCAATTCTGAACTTTATATTGGTGAGTTAGCTGCTGCCCCGACAGAAGTTAAGGTTGCGTGGGATGGTACAACGTTCGAATTGTTAGATGCGGCAGAGTATTATTGCTTGCCGATAAACTCAACTCCATTCAATTACTTACGGCTTGAGCTTGGCACGTTCCCGTGCATGCGTAGATCTGTCCAAGTGAAAGGCAACTTTGGCTATAGTCTATCAGTTCCTGATGATATAAAGCAAGCCGTGATTATGCAGGTTATCCGCTGGTATAAGCACGGGCAGCAGGCGTTCCAAAATATTAGTGCTAATTCTGCTTTAGGCTCGCTGGAGTATGGTGGGCTTGATGAAACAGTTAGCACTATTATAGAGGCTTATCGGAAGGTCACAATATGAGCTATTCTATTGGCAATGCGTTAGCTTGGCTTCAAGCTGAGTTAGCTAAAATTGACGGTATAAAAGAAGCGCCTGCAGCTCCGCCCGAAGCAATGGCGCAATTCCCATTTGCTTTAGCTTATGCCAGCAGCTTCTCGTCAATTGGTGGCTCAGGCTTTGAGGAAGTATTAGACACGCTGGTTGTCGAGATCCACGTTGCAAGGCAAGTGCTGCCGAAATCGTTCCCGATAGCGCTTGGCTTTAGAAATGATGTGATTGGCATTCTACTTGCCGACCCAACGCTTGGAGGGAGTGTAGACACTTACACCGATGTGCGTGGAACATTCGGCTGGCTGCAATACGCTGGCGAAAGTCATTTAGGCTGGCGCATTGAAATTGAAGTGAAAGGAAAGATAGGATGCTGAAGTATGTAGGCAATGGCTCTCTGGCTGACATACCCGCCAGAGATTTGACTGATGATGAAGTGAAGCAGTTTGGTGAAGCCTTTCTGCTCTCTACTGGATTGTATGTAAAAGTCGAAGTAAAGCAAAGCAAAGCTTTACACGAGAATAAGAATTTGCAGCCCGAGAGTGAAGACAAGGGCTGCTCAGGCTGTTAGGAGGCTAAATGGCTGGTATAAAACGATTACGCAAATTGCAGTTTGGCAAAGAGACGACTGCTGGCACACCAGTCCCAGCCACTACAATTTGGCGTGGAACTGGAACGTTGGAGGATAAGCGTGAGCCTTATTTTCCAGATGAGGATATTGGCTACATTGCCCCGTTGAATAGGGCGGTTTTCCCGTTCACGCAAGGTCAGCTTGACTTGGACGAAGTCCCTGCAACCTTTGAGCAGCTGCCTTATATCTTGGCGATGGGTGTTGATGGCGTTGTAACAGGGAGCGCTGATGGAACTGGGTCTGACAAGATTTACACCTACGCCTTTCCCACAACTGCACTCAAGACACCGAAGACGTTCACTATTGAAGGTGGTGATAACGAGGAAGTAGAGCAGATGGCTTATGCCTTTGCCGAAAGCTTCAAGCTTAGCGGTAAAGCAAAAGAGCCCATCATGATGAGTGCAACCCTGATAGGTGCAAATGTCAGCGTTATGGCTAATTTTACAGGAAGTTTAGCCTTGCCGACAGTTGAGGATATTCTTTTCCAAAAGACCAAGCTATATATCGATGCAGTTAGTGGAACTATTGGAACAACTCAAATCCCCTGCACGTTATATGAGTTTAGCCTCGATGTGACCACTGGCTTCCAAGCGATTTATGCAGCTAATGGCGACCTTGCCTTCTGCAAGATTAATGGTGGCATGCCTGATATAAAGCTGCACTTGGTATTCGAGCACAATGCCACTTCTAAAGACCAGAAGGCTGCTTGGCGCTCATTGACACCTAAGTTAATTCAGCTAAAGAGTGAAGGCTCTGCTGTTGGAACCCCGGGGACGACTTATACCTATAAGACGCTGAAAATTAATGTGGCTGGTATGTGGGAGAAGTTCGAAAAACTTGGTGAGAACAATGGCAACGATGTGCTTGAAGGTGATTTCAGAGTTGCCTATGACCCTACTGCTGCAAAATATGCCGAGATTATCGTAGTCAACGAGTTAGCGAGTTTGCCATGATAAAGATAGAAATTCCGTCCAAAGACACGCCCGGTTTCTTGCGCAGGGCGAAGAAAAGCATCGAGCTAATGCAGAAGGCTGCTGACCCGCAAAGCAACCCGAATATCATCGATGATTTGATAGAGTTTATTCTGGGTTATGTCATTGAGCCCGCTGACCGAGATGAAGCCAGAGAACAATTGCTTGATGCTTCTGAAGCACAGTTAGGTGAAATCATTGCCCAGATTGGTGGATTAAACCAAAACCCTACCTCACCGAGCCCGAGCAATTAAGATATAAGTCTTGGATGCGAGGGTTCGGTGATGAACCGCCTTACTGGGCTGTTGTGCTTGACTTGAGTGAGACATATGGCATTGCCCCGTGGGACTTTGAAGAAAGATGCACACCAGAATGGTTTCACCGAATGATAATGCGCCGAGATGAGGTCATACGTAAAATGAACAAAGCTGGGCACAATGGCTGAGAAAAATATTCTCGAAGTTATCATTACTGGTAAAGATGAAGCCAGTGGCAAGCTAAGTGGTATTTTAGGGACGCTTGGTGGACTTGGCAAAACCGCTGGCATTGTCGGTGGTGCTCTTGGTGTAGCTGGTGGTGCAGTTGTAAAGTTTGCTGGCGATCTGGCGACGTCTGCTGCGCCCGCAGAGGCAGTGACCAATACATTCAAAAACCTTGCAGCCTCGATTGGCGAAGAAGCTGCCCCGATGCTCGAAGAATTGCGTCAAGCCACAAGGGGGATGGTTGCTGATACCGACTTGATGCAAGCCACGAATAAGTTCATGTCGATGGGCTTGGCAGATAGCTCTGAAGAAGCTGCAAAGTTAGCAGAAATGGCAACCCAGCTTGGCTCTGCAATGGGCATGGATGCTACAGCATCAATGGAAGACTTTGCCCAGATGCTGGCTAACCAAGCCATCCCTCGCTTAGATAACTTCGGCATTTCCTCAGGGCAAGTTCGTACTCGCATTGATGAGCTGATGGCTGCCGACCAGAACCTGACCCGTGAGCAAGCTTTTATGCAAGCTGTTATGGAGCAGGGTGAAACCTCAATGGCTAAAATCGGTGAGCAGTCTGGCACAACCGCTGCCAGTATGGCACAAGTACAGGCGCAGCTGGAAAACCTCAAGATAAGTATTGGGACTGCATTGCTGCCCATTCTTGGAGAGCTTGCTAAGGCTGTAACTCCATTAATCCAAGAGATTGGACCTGTTCTTGTTGATGTAGCTGGTCAAGTTGGTGGAGTAATCACTAGTGATGTTATCCCTGCTTTACTTCCGCTTATAGAAAAGTTATTGCCCCCCATTCTTGACCTGTTGCCATCTATTGTTAGCTTATTTGCTTTATTGGCTTCAAACCTCATGGAAGCGCTTGCCCCAGTGCTGGACACACTTGTTTTAGTATTAATTGATCTGATAGACCAGTTCACGCCACTTCTTGAGACCTTACTTCCGCCATTGATAGATTTAATTGGTTCGCTAATGAAAATAGTTGAGCCTATTTTGACAATAGCTACATCTTTATTGAGCAATATTGTTATTCCACTAATTGAGCTATTGTTACCGCCGCTCATTGATTTACTTGATAAAGTCGTTGGTGTTGTTAGCACATTAGCTGGATGGTTAGCTGACCATCTGCAGCCTGCATTTGATGCGATCGGCGATGCAATTTCAAATGTAATCGGATGGTTTGAAAGTCTAAAGGATAAGTTGTCTAACATCCATTTGCCTGACTGGCTGACCCCGGGGTCGCCTACGCCGTTCGAGCTTGGCTTGCGTGGAATTGCCGGTGCGTTGAAAGAAGTAAATGGTGATATTGGTGGATTGACTGTGAATGCAGCCTCACAGCCTGTTGCCTCGCCCACTACTGTTGTAGTGAATGTCAGCTCAATGATGAGCTTAGCCGATATGGCTGATGCAGAGCTTAAGCTCCAGCCAATAATCAATAATGCCGTGCGGAGGGCGTTAGCATGAGATACGGACGAGGCAAGTACGGCAGCTTTAAGTATGGGATTACCGACAATCCCAATCTTGGTTGGCGTTTTCTAATTAGATGGGATGGAGAAATTTGGACATCAGAAGCTGATAGAGTTACTGACCTTGTAATCACCAGAGGGCGTGATAATCTTATCTCTGGAGATAAGATAGAGGGAATGAAAGTTGGAGAAGTTGTTCTTACACTTGATAATCATGACGGAAGATATGACCCATTCAATACCAGCTCGCCTCTTTATAACATTATCAGCCCCGGCAAGAGGCTGCAAATTTCTGTAAAGAATGGAGACACTGGTGGAGATTGGATTGTATTTACTGGAACGATCTCTGAAATTACGCCATTTGGACGCTGGAATAAGACCCAAATTAGAGCTGTTGATGACTTAAATCTATTGAGCAATAAGATTGTAAATTATGGACTTGTAGAAGGTGCACGAGTAGACGAGGCGATTAGAAATGTGCTTTTAACAGCAGGCTTTGCTGATAGTGATTTGAGCCTTGATATGTCATCTGACTTTATTCATTTCTGGTGGGCAGCAAAGCAGAGTGCCAAAGATACAATAGATGAGCTTGTTCATGCACACATGGATGAGTGGGCAGTTATGGCTGATGGCAAGATTAGATATAAAGCCCATAATGAGCAAGATGCAGTAAAACTTACCTTGAATTCGAATGATCTGCTAAAAGACATATCCTTTCTAATGCCGTGGGACGTTCAGCGAAATTTGGTAGAATACACGATATATCCAGTAGAGACTGATTCTGTTATTCAATTTATTTGGGAGAATAAATCTGCAATCTTTATCCAAGCTGGTGAGACGATAGAGATTGATGCTGATTTCTCTGTTGAAGGTCAAGATTGTTTAGCTAAGCCATATTGGATTGCTGGTGTCAACTTGGTTGCCACCACTGGGGTAGATGGGACTGGAGCTAATGTTGCGCTAAATATTAGCTGGCAGTATTACGGCTCTTATGCGCATATCATTATTACCAATGTTGATAGTGTTGATGGTTACATCCAACCGCATAAAGATGATAATAATACTGGTTATGCAATCGGAACCGCTTATCTCGTCTATAACAAATCATCAGTCCAAAAACAGGTTGGTGGCTCGCAACAATCCCAAAAAGCTTTGATAATTGATAGTAAGTACATGCAAGATCGCAATTTAGCTAATGGACTGGCTGCTTATTATGTCAGCTGGTTATATAACAAGAAACATTACCCAACTGTCATTTTAGAATGTAGGAATGACATTCAATTTTCAATCGATTTGTTAGATAAAGTTAGAGTAAAATTAGATGTGCTTGGACTTGATGCAGAGTTTAGAGTAGGCAAGATTACGACAAGCTGGTTATCTGAAAATGGAAGCTTATCACGCACTGTTCTTAAGCTTGAGCCAGTAAAAGCCTTTGGCGATTATTGGGAATTAGACACAGATGCGCTTAATACAACCACAATCTTAGGAGTATGAAATGACAAGAACCGCAGTTCCAACTTTTACGACTGGGCAGATAATAACCGCTGCCTTTATGAACACTTACTTGAAAGATAATGAGGCGGAGCATTGGAGCAGGATTAGCTCGCTTGAAGCTAAAATTATTCCGCTTCAAAGGCAAGATGTTGCTATTGTTGGCAGAAATTCTGTGCAATCAATTGCCAATGAATCAGAAGTGGTGCTACAGTGGAATTTCAATACTCATGTAACTGAACCCGGAATGCACAGCACGTCCTCAAACCCAGACAAGCTCTATGCCGTGAATGATGGTGTTCATTTGATTACGCTAAATGGCGGTTTTGTGCCCAATGGAACTGGACAGCGTCATCTTGCTATTCGATTAGTTGGTGGAACGACACTTGCTTTCGAAGGGCAGCTTGGCTTAAGCATTGAAGGTAATTTCTTTAGTTTAGCAGCTATGGTCTATTTGACTGCTGGTCAATATGTGTATGCAACCGCATGGCAATCAAGTGGTGCTGCACTCGATTTCAGATATGAGGTAAGTTGTTACCCCTCTTTTGCGATGCACTTATTGAAAGGATAAAGGCTTACTATGACTACAACTTTTCCAACAAATCCCGATACTTACACCACCAAAGTTGATGGTGTTGATACCGTCATGGCAGCGCATATAAACAACCTGCAAGATGCTATGATGGCTGTTGAAGACTTTGCGCTTGATCTGCGTGATGGCTGGTGTTACGACACCGACACTTGGACTTATGTATCCGCCACCAGCTTCAAGATAGCTGGTAAAGATGTGCGTTACAAATTCCCGAAGGGCACGAAAATCAAGCTGGTGCAGACCAGCACTAAATATTTTTACGTGGTGGCGACTGCCTATTCTACTGATACTACAATCACCATTACTGGTGGCTCGGATTATAGTTTAGCCAGTGCTACTATCAGCGGGCAGGCGTATAGCTATGCTGATACGCCACAGGGCTATCCGTTCGGCACGGTTACAATTCGAGTAGAAAGAAGTACTAACCAATCCATCCCAAATAATACGTGGACTGCGCTTTCGTTCGACACGATAGTATCAGAGGAAAAGCCAGCTACAACAAGTCAATGGAGTTCTGGCAGTCCAACACGCTTAATTTGTAGGTTGCCTGGATATTATCTTATAAATGCCCATGTTCGAATTGCGCAAAATGCGACTGGCGCCAGAGGGATTAATATTATGAAAAATGGCACAGCATTGATCGCAAACATATTTAGTCCAGCTTCTGGATTTGATTCACATTTTCAGGTTAATGCAACAGTAAAATTAGATACAGGAGATTACATAGAAGCTAATGCATTTCAAAATAGTGGCGCAGCACTTGATGCTGTAGCAACATCGAATAACTTGTACATAGAATGGATTAGACTTGGGATATAATTTGCATGGAGGTGCAATATGATGGATTTTAGTTCAGCAGTTATAGTTGGAATTCCGCTCGTGCTGGTCGTTTTGGGTTTGGTAGAGTGGATCAAGCAGCTCGGCGTTCAGGGAAACGCCGTGCGTTATGTTAGCTTGGCTATCGGGCTGATTTTCGGCATCGGCTATCAATTATCTCTTGGAATGCCGACTGACTATGCAGGCTGGTTTGGTGCAGTTGTATATGGACTTGCGCTCGGGCTTGTAGCTTCTGGCATTTATGATGCAGCTTCTGATATAGTACATAAGAGTTAACGATGTCCGCCCCGAGTGCAGGTCAGGAACGAGTTACTAACGCCGAATTGCGTGAGACGTTGGCTGTTCTTGCCTCACGCATGGAGCGGATAGAAAATGATATTGCCTATGTAAAGCAATGCGTGGAAAATTCCAATGAGCGGGTGAGGCAGATAGAACAGTCCGAAGCTGGCTATTACCCGCTCACGACCAATAGAGTCGAAAGGCTCGAGAGCCGAGTAGATGCACATGGCAAGCAAATTGACGAGCTGACAAAATCCGTGCATACCATTGCCCAGTCAGTCAAGACGCTGTCATGGGCGCTTGGTATTGTTGGTGCTGGAATTTTAACTTGGCTCGTGTCACAGATATTGGCAATGATCGGAGGATAAATGGGTTTAGATGACTTTGCTTTTGGCATCGACATTAGCCAATATCAGTGTTATCCTGATGACTCAAAATTGATAGACTTTAATTGTCTGAAGCAGCACGAACCTAAAATCAGCTTTATTATTGCCAGAGCAACCGTTAGCTGGGGATACAAGGACACAAGGTTTGATTGGTATTGGCAGGAGATGCAGCGTATCGGAGTATGTCGAGCTGCATACCACTTTGCTTATCCCTCACAGGATTACAAACGGCAGGCTAACTGGTTTCTGGCTACCGTCAACCCTCAGGAGCACGATCGATTGGCAATTGATTTAGAAGTGGTGCAGGGTGTCGGTAAGATAGCGATGACCGATTTTGCTAATGCACTAATTTCATACATACAAGAATGCACAGGCAAGCGTCCTATTCTTTATAGTCGAAAACAATGGCTGGAAGATTATTTGTATCCTGATAGGCTTGTGCCAGTAGATTTATGGCTGGCACAGTATGCTAATGTGCAAGGCGCTTATGCTCCAGAGAAAACTCCACCGCCTGACTTACCAAAAGGATTTAGCACTTGGCTCATACATCAGACGGGAGGATATTGCAAACCCTTCTGTAATGCAGCTTCAAAAGTGCTGGATTATGACCGTTGGAA